CCGGCCCCTTTTCGGCCAGAAACTCCCTGTATTTCCTGTGCGCCACTTCCGGGCAGTAAATCACAACTTTTTCCAGGTCTGTTGTAAGCTGTTCGCATAACCCCCGGTTGATTTCATAGTAAATTGACCGTTCGCACTTCCCCAGGGCTTTTGCAATTTCCGGTTTCTTGAAGCCCTCTTTTATCATCCGCGCCAGTGTCAGCCTGTCATTCCAGGAAAAATGCGTTGCTCCTTCGTGATTCATAGAAGCGCCCCCTTTCCCGCAAATAATAAACTGGAATATATGATAAAGTCAATAGCCCAGACGTTGTAAAACGATAATTGCCGTAGGCCACAGCCTACGGCAACTTTATTTTTCTTCTTCCTCTGTTTCCCCTACCAGCCAATCCGTTGTAACCCCCAGCGCCCCGGCGATCGCCCGCAATTCAAAATCCTGCACCATTCGCAAGCCGTTTTCAATCCTGGATATGCAATCCCGTTCAATGATCACGCCGCTTACCTGCACCCGCGCCGCCAGATCGGATTGTGTACACCGCTGGCGCGTCCGGGCCTGCCTGATTCTTTCGCCTGATACGTTCCGCTGCCCGTTGTAATTAAACGCTTTCACCCTTCCGCCCTCCAATTTTTTGTGGTGTATTCCAGTTTTTTGTTTGACATTACCACATTGATGCGTTATCATTGTGGCAATATCCCACTTGTGGGAATACCACACATATTTTAACCGGGATACTCCGAGTAAAGAAGGAAGGAAGATTGTTTATGAAAAAGCGTATTCTGTCCCTTGTGGCCGTGCTGGCCCTGCTGCTGTCCGCCTGCGGCGGCTCCCCTGGTTCCGCAATGGCGGAAGAATTAAGCGGAAAATATGACTTTTACGAAAAATCCGCCGAAAACATCAAAAAGGGCTTTGACGTTTCGGCGGACGATGCGGATCAGATTTTCCTTGCTTTGGTTGAATGTGGCATTTCCTCTGAAATGGGCTACATTACCAAAAATTCCGATGGTTCTTTCAAGGTCTACGCTTCCGGGACTGATTACACCGTTTCCATAGACGGCAACGCCGTTTCTTCCGTCTTCCTGGGGAAAGATCAGCTTTACCCGGAATTTATCCCGCATAATGACTTGATGGACTATGAACTAACCGTAAAAGACGTTTTGAACGGCTCCGGCGATACCGTGATCGGCCAGTGTGCCTATATTCGCGCCAGCGCAAAGGAACTGGAAGAAATGACGGCGGATCACCTGCGGGAATTTGCCGAAAACCGCGTGGAAGGTTCCGGCTATAACTGGGTTTCCATCATCGTTACGGGCGGCAATGGCATCTGTTTTCCCGGCTCTGATACCACATTTGCGATATACGGAAAATTGGATGAAGAAGGTATGCTGGAAGAAACTATAGGCACTTGGACGCGGCAAAGTGACGGAAGTTATATTTATAGCGAAAACTAACAAAATCGGCCCCGGCTGCGCTTCACCGCGCCGCCGAGGCCTTTGCAGTAGTCCTATTGCACCAGATACAACAATACCGCTGCGGCTTCATTGTAGCACACGCGGCGGGGAAATGGCGGGCAATCTTTCCCGATCGGCCCAGAAGAAAAAACCACCAGCAGGCACGCCGCCCGCTGGTGGTTCGCTTATTTCCCTATCATAATTTCCGCCCGCTCAATTTCCAGCAGCTTTTCCATAACGCCCCGTGGCGTTATTTCTTCCGATTGAATGAAGTATGAAAGCCGCCCCGGTACAAACTCTTTTATTGTCAGTATTGCCGCGTCTTTCCCTTTGTATCTGAAATAATACCGTGTTTCCGGGCCGCCTGGCCCTTGTATGGTCAGTTCCCCATCTTCCTTTTTTGGTGTGTCGCTTCCCACAATTGCCCGCCACACCGCTTCAACGATCCTGTTTTCCTGTTTCTCCACGGCTTCCGCCAGTTTCAGCAGTTCTTCCGCCGTCTGTTCCATCACGCTTCCCCCTGTTCCAGTTTCATTTCCTCCCCCATATCCCGCGCATACTTTTCCCGAACGGCATCCGCCACATAGGCGTTAAAGGACGTATACCCGGCCCGCTCGATCGCTTCCCTCATACGTGCTTTCATGCCTTTAGGCAAGGCCAGTTCCATTCTGTCATACACCTTATCGCGGTATTTCTTCTTTGCGGCTGTAGCCGCCGCCCCCCTGGGCGTAGGGTATTTCTTTTCATCAGCCATAAAAAGGCCCCCTTTCCACTGTCCCACATTATAGCACACTTTGCACGTTTACGGTAGTATAAATATTGCACAAAAATACGGTAGTATATTTGTGCATCTTTCAGCGGGATTTCCCTTGACGTATTTGTGTTACGGTAGTATAATATAGACAGTTAAGGGAAGCACAGCCGCCCACCTGCCGGGGCGTTAAGAATACGGCGGGGGCCAACCTTACGGGCCGACACGAAAAGGGGGCCGACACGGTAAAAAAGTAACTAAAACATTTCGTTTCATATATGGAGGTAATCAAAATGAAAAAATTTGAAATCGGTAAGGAATACTTTGACACAAGCGCGTGTGACCATAACTGCATATTCACAATTAAAATTGTGAAGCGCACTGAAAAAACCGTTACATTCGAGCGGGACGGCGAAACCCGCCGTACAAAGCTTTTCAGCGACGAACGCGGCGAATATGTTATTCCTGATCGTTATTCTATGGCCCCCGTTTTCCGCGCTGAATATGAAGTTCAGCAGAAAGAGGAACCCGCCGCCCCCGCGCCCGTTGCAGGGGACGCGGCCCCCTCTAAAATCGTGACGATCTCCCAGCCCGCCGACGACGGCGCAGTTATTGTCATGCTGGGTCAGCGCGTCGAATGCGTGTGCGGGGCTTGCTATCCCGTTCAGGGCGGAACGGTCGTCGGATTCTGCGACGAACCCGCCGGACGCTTCACCCGCGGCGGCGTTTTCGCCTTGATTCGCTGGGACGAACGCCCCGGCAAGCCCGAACGGGTCCGCCTTTCCGATATTCACCGCCGGGGCTGGCGTTCTGCGGGCGGCTCCCCCCTGGGCGTGTTCGTCTGCTGATACTTAACACAAAAGCCCGCCGGGTTCCATTCCCGGCGGGCTTTTAATCTTCCTGTTCTGTCAGCCATTCCATAGACACGCCCAGCACCTTTGCAAGCACAGTCAATTCGTAGTCGGTAACAAAGCGGGTCCCGATCTCAATTCGGCTTACGCTGTCCCGCTCCATTGTTACCCCTGCAATCTGCAAGCGGGCGGCAAGTTCGGCTTGCGTTATGTTCCGACGGGCGCGGGCTTCTTTTATCCGCTGTCCGCAAAGGTTCTTTCGGCCTTTGTATTCGTAAATCTTCAATGCGGCTTCCCTCCTATGTGTTAAAGTTCCGCTTTATTCTTTACTTTAACACGTGGCAAGTGTATAATTGTGTTAAAGGTCAGAACGACGTTGAAACAGACGGTTCCACCTTTGAAAAAATAAGCAAGCCGCCTAACCTTTCGGGCGGCGGAATGGAGGATTCCAAAATGAAAAGGGTTCTTTCTCTTATCCTTGCGGCGGGGCTTGCGCTGTCCCTCTCCGCGTGCGGCGACGTGCTGGTTGATCTCGACACGCCGAAATCAAGCGAACTTTCCGCGCAATATGATTTCTACCCGGATTCGATGAACACAATTCGGGCAGATATGCAGATCACGCCGGAACAGGCCGACGACGTTTTCATTGCTCTTGTGTCCTGCGGCCTTGACGGTAAGATCAGCACGGTTTCCGAAACCGACGGCGTTTACAAGGTTCGCTGGGGGACAAATACCCTTGAAGTTATGATGAACGACGACGGCACGATTTCCGAAATCAGCGACGGCAAAGACGTTCTTTATCCTGAATACAAACAATATAACTTCTTGCTTGACTGTGACGTGAAAACTTCCGATGTGAAAAGCGGTTCCGGCGACGTGATCGGGCAACGGGCTTTTGTCAGCGTCCTAAAGTCCCAGCTTGCAGAACTTACGGCGGAAAATTTCGCCGAATTTGCCGAAACCGTCGTAAAAGATAGCGGGTACAACTATTTCACGATTAAGTGTGACGACGGAACAGGGATTGTCTTTGACGGCTCCGACGTAACGATTCCCGTTTATGGAACCCTCGACGACGACGGGCGCGTTACTGATACCGCCGGATTTATCACGCGCGGCGTGGACGGCTCTTACACATACGAACAGGCCGACTAAATACCGCCCGCCAACATAAAAAGCCCGCCGGGGCAAAATCCCGGCGGGCTTTCATGTTGTCCGAACCTGTCCGAATCGGACGGTTATTTTTCGTTCATGGGAACTATCGTCCCCGGCTCTGCTTTCAATTCTGTGTCGATTGCTTCCACTTCCAGCGGGGAAGCAGTAACGACAATTTCGGTCGTCGGTTCAATATACGCCGCTATGTTCTCATTGTTGCCCCACGCCTTTTTCGCTTCCTCCAGCGCGGTTTCGATCATGCTTTCAATGTCCTTTTCGCTGAAAAGCAGTTTTAGAACGGCGGGAATCCGCTGGTAAATCCAGTCGGACACGGCGGCAAGCTTCAACTTTCCTGTTCCGCCACCGAACTGCTTTTCTGCCTGTGTAACAAGGCTAAAAAGAACCTTGTTCAGCACCTTTGTTTCGCCGCGCTTGACAAGTACGACGATCAGGGCAAGGAACGCAAGGATAACCAGCACGCTGTCCCAATTTGCAAGCAGAAATTGAATGATGTTCATTATTGTTTCCCCTTTCTTTAGCCGACGACGGAACAGGCGGATTCAGGAACCCAGCCCAGCCCGTCAATGTGTACGCCGCATTTGCGGCCCGGATAATAATATTTAACTGTGTATGTGCCGTTTACGGCCTTTCCCTGCCCGTTCCCGTTGCTATCCCGGTATAAGGGGCCGGAATACTTCACCCGCGCACCGACGCGCATTTTCGGGGCCGGGGCGGTCCCTGCGGACGTTGCACCCTGAATGTCTGCAAGGTCAACCCAGCCGTAAACCGTGGACCCGCCGCCGCTTTGCGCGATAAGGTGAACCGGGTGTTTTGCCCCCAGCGCAAGCTGTGTGACCTTTGCCGTTCCCGGCTTACACGCGGGGCCGCTGTTTGCGTTTGCACTTGCATAATGCGCCGCGCCCGTAAAATGCACCACGTCGCCCACAACGGGCATTCCCGCGCCCTGCGTATCATTTGACCCCGTAGACGTTGCGGGCGGCTCTGTGGGCCGCGTGGCGGTTCCAGCGGGTGCTTTAACCGTGATTGCCGAATAGTCAGGCAGTCCGAACCCGCGAATATACCGCCCGTTGACGGCAAGGTTTCTATACCCCACCGCGTTGCTCATATTTCCCTCAATCACTTTGATTGTGGAACCCGTAACGGAAACCACGATTCCGACGTGATCGGGCGCGGCTGTGTTATCGGTTGCCGCATAATTCGGGCCGTCGTTCCAGTCGTAAAAAACCACGTCGCCGGGGGCCGGAACGTATGCGTCGCTTTCCTGCCATCGTCCCAGCTTTTGATACAGTTCTATCATTTTCCCGCAACCGACTTCTTTCGGCATAACCGACAATGCGCCGCCCTGAATGCTTACAACGGACACAAAGCACGCGCACCACGCGTCGGTGTACTTCATGGGATAGCCGCGGGCCAGCGGCTTGTCCGCGTTGTAAAGGTCAATAATCTTTCTGTGGCTCCCGTCGCTCTCTTTGCACCCGAAAAAGCTTTCGGCGATTGCAACGATGTTCGCCCGGTTCTGCTTCTCTTTCGCTGTCATAGTTCCTAGCCCTTTCTCCGCTCCCGCGGCGTACTTGTTATAGTAGGTCTGCCCGTACCCGGCGCGGCGTTCCTGCGCCGCCGTGCTTTGATCTGCGGGCCGCTCGAATTTCAGCAAAACCGCGTCGGACGCGGCCCGAACCGAACCCGTCGTTTTCAGGACGGACAAAACCGCCGTGTAACCCGTGTTCAGTTCATGAAGCAAAAATTCAAGTTGTGTTTCAAGGTCGCCCACCGACGCGCCCTGCGCTTTGGCAAACTCCAAAAGGGCCTTTTTTCGGCTCCAATAGGTCCATTGTGCAAGGCCGTACCCCGCGCAATCGTTCACAAAATTTCCGTATGCGCCGGAATCTACCGCCGCCGTGTACGTTTCGTCTGTGAATCCCAGCTTCTTTTCATAGCTGTTTTGAATGTTCGTCGGCTTCAAGCCGCTTTCGGCGTACAGATTCCCCATAAGGCCCGCCGCCCCAGCCGGGGTCATGCCCTTTCCGATCAGGAAATTATAAATCTGTTCTTCCGCCGTTTTTCCTCTCAATGCCATTTGTAAAACCTCCGTTTATGGCTGAATGTTGTTCAGGTCAACGGGCAACCCCTCTGTTTCAGTCGGGTTCGCCTTTTTGATCTTCACGACGTTTTCCGCCTTTGCTTTCCACGAATAGAAACCGATAACCGTTGCCGTAGGGGTTCCCACGTATGCAAGAAAAACCCCTAATTGCGAAAGGTCAACCAGCACCGCCCAAAAGCCCAGCCCGAATCCCGCAAAATAAGTCAAAAGAACCGCCGAAAGAACAAGCTTTGAAAACTCAATCTTTCGGGCGGTTCCTTTTTCCTCTTTGACGGTCTGTGCGGCTCTGCTTCGCGCGTGTCGGCGTTTCCTATACTGCCGCCGCTCAATCAGCGCAAGGGCGGCAATGCCGCCGATCAGTCCGGCGGCGACGGCGAATACATATCCCATGCCGCACCGCCTTTCACAAGAAATCATGTTTTATCAACCGTTCATCGTACACGCGTTTAATGTGTGCAACGGCGTGTGTCGCGCGGTTGTTTTCATAGTCCGGGTGAGTGTCGCAATACTTTTCGTAAAAGTCGATTTCCGCCAGAATTTCTATAAAATCTTCCCTTGTGTGCGGAATATCCCGCAATAACTCATTGTTGAATTGCAGGATTTTTGATCTGTGCAAATCTGCATTTCGCGCGTCGTCTGTTTTGATGTGTTCATCAAGGGTTTTTCGCGTTTCGTCCAGCTTTGAAAGTACGTCTTTGTTTATTGCACGTCCTATCGCCCGTGCAATAGCCGTCCACGGGTTAATCTTGATAGGGGCAATCTGAATCAGCGTAACAAGAACAAGGAAAACCCCGCCCCCGCTGGTCAACAACTGTGCAATCGTCACGTCCTCTACCTCCTGAAAATGAAATCTTTGTAAACGCTTTTCAGCGAATACGGGGCAATGTCGGGCGGCTTCTCTGCTTTCCCATATACGGCGCATTCATAGGCCCATATAAGCCACCGCGCCGTGTCCTCCGCCCAAATCGCAAGGGGCATAATCAGGAACCACAAAAGGCCGAACGCGGGGCAAATCTGCCCCAGCACGTTGCCGGGCTGATTGCTATAATCCCAAATACCCAGCCCCAGCCAAAGGTTCAGAATGCACCCGCTTGCAAACTCGACGGCAAGGACGATCAACGCCCCGATCATTGCTTGCACAATGACCGGGGCGCGGTAAAAACCGGGCCGTTGATTGATTGCCCCCACAAGGACCCCGCAAAGCCCGCCGACAATCAGCATTGCGGGGTGGGAACGTCCCCGAAAGAGAATTTCAAGGGCAACATACACGGCCCCCAGCGCGGCCCATATCGTCAAAACACGTTTCATGCCGTACCACCTCCCGCGGCGGCGATAATTGCCGCCATGCTTGCCGCAAGGTCTTTCGGAAGTTCCGCCCCGTAGATAATCGCGGGCAGTTCTTCCAGATCGGCCCGCGCAATCCACGCGTTCAGGTGATTGCAGTATGTCCGATGGTAGAACACGTGGGCCGTTGCCGCCTGTGCAAGCGCGGTAAACTCTTCCGCCGGGTACATACGGCAAAGTTCCCCGTCTGCGTGATAGGGAACCGCCGCCGCGCCCTCTTTGACCGTCTGCGCCTGTGCCATCAATTCTGTTTGGTCGTGTTCGGTCAGGCTATACCGTGACCCGTCAACTTCAATCCCCGCATAGATCGCGGCGGAACAGGCCGCGCCGATCTCTTGCTTTTTCACCGCGCGAACCTGTGCAACGTCGTTCCAGTCGGCGGGGGGCTGAATCCCCATCCGCTCCAGCCGCATATTGCGAATACTGTCTTGCTTGTGTTGTACGCTCATTCAAAATTCCCCCCTGCCGAAACAATGTAGCAATCGCCCGTTGCCCCGTTTCTCTTGACCTTGATTCGGAGATTGAACCCCCATTTCGCCGCCGTCTTTGTGGTATTGCTCAAAAAGAACTTGTTTCCACTTGTAACGGCCTGTGTCACGTCCTCCCACGTGGGCGACGCGTCAAAGGCATTGTTGCAGGCTTCAACGGTAAAGGTTGCCCCTGTCGGAATCTGCCGCGTAACGCTCATGATTGCCTTTGTAACTGCGTCGTCGGAAGAAAGCGGGGTTGCCAGCGTCATTTCGATTTCGGTTTCGTTCTTTGTGAACGTAAAGGTTCGGGTGGCTGTTCCGCCGACGTTATCCGCGGCGG